ATGACTGTATCATCGAAGAAGTATAAGCCGGGTATAGCGTAATTACTTGGTGCATCAACGGGTTTTTCAATAACATCAATTAATACCCCATCATCATCAAAAGCAGCAACTCCATATGCATTCGGGGTATTAACTTCATAACCAAATATAATATTTTCATCTGGTAAGATATTTGCAAGATCTTCGTTTAATGTATCGCTATAAAAAATATTATCCCCTAAAGCTAATACAACTGAATGTCCCTTAATATATTCTTCTGCTAAAATAAATGCTTGCGCTAAACCATTAGGGTCTTCTTGCATTACAATATTCTTTTTTACTGGTAAGTCTAGCTTCTTAATTAATTTTTTAAAATTATAATACTGATCTGGTTTGATAATAAAGATAATTTCATCCACACCAGCATCCAACACCGTCTGTATGGGATATAGTAATAGCGGTTTATCGTAAACTGGTAAAACTTGTTTTGAGATACTATATGTTAGCGGGTACAATCTTGTACCGTTACCACCAGCTAAAATTATACCTTTTCTTGCCATAATTCTGATTTTTGTAAAATAGCGCAATTAAGTCTAATATAATATTCTTCATCTCCAAAATCAAAATCAAAGTCTCTCTTAGCTTTACTATTATCTAATACACAATTACTTCTATTAGCTTTGATTGGTAAATCTTCATACGGTACAAATTCCCATTTATCGTTTTGCAAACCGTATTCAGTCATAATATCTGTAACTTCTTTTGTTGATAAAGTATTACTATGTACTGCATTATAAATACCTGGTTTAAAATTCTCTGCAACTACCTCAACAAACTCACATAATCTTCCTACATCAGTTTTACTATTTTTAAAGTTAATAATGTTATTGTATTTCTTAAGTTTAGAAAGAAGATTCTTATGGTCCATCTTACCTGTAACTGGCATTCTAATACGAATAATATTAGTAAAGTCTTTATCTAAAAACATCTCGCTTAAATGCTTTGTCTTACTATAAAAACTAGAATCGGGATTATATATACCAAAATTAGGTTCGTCGTCTTCTACATAATCTTTATCGTAACCGGTATATATACAACCAGAACTCACGTTAATAAATTTAGCATTTGCAGCTTTACACTCTTCTTCAATTACTAGCGGCACTGTAATGTTATATAACGTACACGAAGCTTTATTATCTTCGCATGCATCTACGTTAGGGTAACCTGTATATCCACATGTATTAACTATAACATCAATTTTATGCGTTTTAATAAATTCTCGAAGACGATACGGTATATGATACTGATCGTCTGTCTGGTTAAGAAGGTATGTAAGATGGTTATCTGAAAGGTAACTATTAAGATATTTACCAATAAACCCTGATCCGAGTACAGCTATATTCATATAACTATTATATAATATATATGCAGAAAATCAACCATCATGTTTCATAGAAGAGACAAAATATTGCTGCATATAGTGAGATAACGCGTCCGCTTCAAGATCTGTTTTAGCATAAAATATAGGAGCAATCGCATTATCGTCAAAATCATAGCCCATTATAATAAAGCTTTTCATAAATTCAGCGCATGTAGCTATCATTGCATCAATATCTGTATCTGCCCTTTCTTTACTAGATTGCTCCTTGACGATTAGGCGTATTACATCTTGAATTACTTTATCTACCTTTACATCTACTGGTAGTGTAGAGAGAGGCGGAACAGTGCTTGAATTTTCATCATTACACTCGTTCGATTCTAAGGATTCGTCACCCATGTGATTATTTAAGTTTACTAAATGGATTTTTTGATGGATCGTTATTAACTCCTTTAGATATAAGCTCATTAACGATAACTTCGATACTATCTGTCTTAACAAAGAAGCCTCGGTTAAAATTGTTACCACCATCATCTAACTCAAATAATACCTCATTTAGATTATCTTTATTATGATGGCATGTCATATAAACAGATGCATCACCGGGATTAATCATGATCGTCCATCGACGTGGATCGACGGTACTATAGGCGTTGAACATCTTAAATACAACAAAGCCATTATCCTTTAATCTCTTAATAGTATAACCAGCTGTTTTAAGCTTATTACTGATTTTCTTCTCTTTGAGTCTACCGTCTTTGTTTAACATATTAATTAATTAATGCAGATACAACGTAAATCAATGATGTGCTGCCTTTTTTCAGTGCACAGGTAATGATTCCCATATCTTGGTTAACTCTAAAATTAACTTCGCGACTTCCACCAAAACTTAATAACCTAAATGATTCAAAGTTAACTGCGAGGGGTTTTGATAAAGCATTACCTTCATAGGTTTCACTTAACACACATACGAAGTTATCTGTATTATGACGATTCTTATCACCCAACTCTCCGGAGATACCTTCGCCTTCTTGGAAGATGTAAAGCTTAGATGTTTCGGTAGTAAATGAACTACCCTTATATAGCATTCCTAGATCTTTTTCGATAACTTTAAAGTTAGTATCAAACTCCAGATTATTAATCTTATTAACATTAATATTAGGTAGTTTAATAATACCATCGTCAAGAACATGATATCTAAACTTATACCCGTTCTTACTATAGGAAATATTATTATCGTTTATTGTTATAGATATCTCATTTTCTGGTACAATATCTAATACTCTAATTAGCTTTTTAATATCAGGTATATTTAGAGTAACAGATTCTACTGACCCGATATCAACTTCACATTCTAAATCAGCTCTACATACAACAGTTGAATCGGCTGCTGCAATTGTACATGAGACGTTATTGTTAGTAACCTTAAGAACGCACATATCATTTAGATTTGATATAGGTCCGAGAAAGTTAGTAATGAAGTCTTTCTTATTTTTTAGTTTTAAATATGCCATATATTATCTCAATTATACTAGGTTTCCTCTTTTGGTTCAACTGATTTTTTTTTTGATCGCTTCTTGATCGGTAAAGAAGTGACTTTGCTATTTTTATCACTTTCTGCAAGATCATCCACTTTACGATGCAATTTATCTAACCTAGTTAATACCTTTTCGATTAATGTAAATAATTCTTCTTTCTCGTTTACATCAAAACTGAAGGTTAGTTGATTATCATCTTGCTGGGAATGTACATCATTTACCGTCAATGAACCGGGCTGCACCAGTGGAGGAGATACAACCGGTACAGCTTCGACTGGCTGCTGTACCGGTTGAGCTTGAACAGGTGATGTATTTACCGGGGTATTAGCTGCATTAGACTTTACAACATGTTCTAGATGCTGTTTGATACTGTCGCTGCGATTACCAAGCGACGTTGAATTACCAACAATGTTACCGTCTAACTTCTTAACTTCACCGTAGGTATTACCCATGAAGTTAATAAGCACCGCTTTTTCCTCTTCTGGAGTAAGCTTTCTCTCAAAGCTACTTGGTGGGACCTGTTCTTGATCTTCCATATATATATATATTAGATATCTAGACCGTCAAGCAAATCTTGAATGTCACTATCATCGGTTGAAGCTGTGGTTGCTGCAGCAGCTACCGGGGCTGGTGCAGCGGGAGCTGGGGCAGATGTAGGTACAGCAACAGGGGCAGGAGCTGCCTCGCTACGTCGCGTGTCGGCATCTTCGCAAAGAATATGCTCATTAACCATCTCTTTGAGTTCATCGTAACTCTTAATAGGGAAGACTGAGTTGAGCTCCACACCGCTTTTATAGATTTTTTCGTGATCACTTTCTGCAAGACCTTTAATCTCAGTAGGGAAGGTAAACTTTGATGAGACATACGTCGGGAAATCACCTTGCTTCTCAACAATAATTTTAAAGTTAACACCATCAGGTCCGAGATCGAAGATACGAGGGCCAAGATCACCGGCATCCTCACCGTCAATAGCGCTAGCGATAACTTTATGTAATTGTTTACCGTAACGTAGAACCATAGTTTTACCGTTATTATCCGGGTTAACAGGATCATTTACAACATAAACATTAGCAAGCCATTTTTCGGAACGCATAATCTTACTCGCGATCGCCTTTTCTTCATCATTACCTCTGTAAAATTTATAGCGGGTTTCTGCAATTGGGTCACGGTCACCGAACGTCTGAGGCGAAATCGCTGCTACATACTGACCTGTAGAAAAGCTATTCCAGCCATGTTGAAAATAATGAAAGAACGTCTTCGACGGATCTGCAGCGAACGGCAGAAGTCGCACCGTGTAAGTATTGCCTGGTTCAGTACGCAGGATATTGGCATTATTTGATGATTTCCCTTCGTCAGCTGCTAATGCACCGCGAATGGATTCGAACATTGATTTTGTTATATTACTCATGATTTAATTATATTTTATTTTTTTTGTTTTTCAAGATATGTTTTAAACATATCGATATTTTTTTTTGTTTGGTTAGCCGTGTATAGTTTTGTTCTCAAATATTTTATTCGAGCTAATGACGGTGAGAATGTTTGTTTGATATTATAATCTAACAACGTTATTATACTATCAAATTGTGAATAGGCAAATAAAATATACACATTTATTTGCCTGTTTTTTAAATGATTTAAAAATGCATTATATAGTGCACCGGGCTCCTTATGAGCTATATAATGATTAATGTTTATATTTTGCTGTTTGCAGTAATTACTAATAAAAATAATACTATCTTTTATCTTCTGCAAACAAACTTTACTTCCAGGATTATCGACTAAGAAGTTGTCGTTGTATTTTGTATATACGCTAATTGCTTTATAAGAGCAGAAAAAACTTAAATCGAAATGATCATCTCCATATACAAAAAAAGGAGCCTCGAAGAAGCTTTTAATATTGACCTGTTTATGTTTCTTAAAAAATTTACTCAGCTTTACTACAGCTGCATATTCAGGCTTCTGGTCAAAATCTTTAAAGTTTTGACGTACACGGAAGGGCTTATTAACAACAGACCTCGATACCGCTAAATATGTATTGTAAATATTTTTCTCAAATTCATCCACACATCTATAATAGAGGCGTTTTTAACTTATTCAAGTACTTTGTTATATATTTACTTTTTGTAATCGATGGCTCCATATCGATAAATTTTCGAATTGCTGCAAATTCACTATCTTCATGTATATGCTCCATATAAAGTTCGCGAATTTTTTTATTTTCCAATATCTTCAAAAACACTGTTGGGTAATTCATCTTCTTACCGTTTAATAGAGATACAAGAGTACAAAATGAAAGAAAAGCATGAGCAAATTCTGCTTCCTCGATTTGCTGAGTTGGTGTCTCGACTAACATGGCTGTAAAAGTTTAGTTATATTAATAATTGTATCATTTAATATGCATCCCGCTACATCAGACGTGCCCCCACCGGAAGAGAGCTGCTTAGCTAGCTTACCTAGATCGATACCGCAGTTCTTATTCTTTCTCATAAGAACTACGTTCTTTTCAATATTAATTAAAAATATAATATCGCCTCCATGATCCTCTAATGCTTTATTAGCAATAGAATGAGGGTTTGCTGAAAAAAAGGCCCCTAATATATTATAACTCGTACCACCAAGTACAACGCTACCTATATATAAATCTGACTCTTTAAAGTAAGCTAGCGTTGATGTATAATCGGTTATAAACTTCTTAATAATTTGTATTGTGTCGTGCTTGGACATTACAAATTATTTAGTTCCTTTTTTTAATTACTCAACATATCAAGTGCATTAGCTGCTCCTCCTAAATCACCGTCATCATCATTTAACGTTTCATCCTCGCTAATAGTAAGAGTATTAAAATCAATTCGCATTTGATTACTGCCAAAATTCGGTCCAAAACGATTTTTCATCATATGTAAATTGATTATACTGAGCTCCTTATCTTCATCGCTCTGTGTAATGCCCACGATTACATCAGATGTCGCAGCTAGACCAATACTTTCCCCAATACTATCTAGTTTCGGGGCTTCTACATCGTAACCTGTACGATTAAGCTGGGTAGCACTGATAATAGGACATTCAAACTTATATGTTAGAGCTCTGATTTCTTCAGCAGCAGTCTTAATACGCTCATAAAGATTTGAATTCATCGAACCTCGAATGAGATTAATATAGTCTAGAACAATAGCGTCGATATGTATACCTTGCATTTGAACTGTTTTGATATAACTCGCAACTTGCTGTGCGCTAATTGTATTCGGTGGAAACTCTTTAATTAAGATTCTACCATTTGATGGCGTTTCACCGATCTCATCAATAGTATGCTTAAGAGTAACAGCTTCGTCTTTTAAGTTCGCTATTGGTATTCTAGTTATATCAGACGCAACGCGGCATCCGTACATTATCTCACTCATTTCTAGAGAGATAATAACGACGTTTTTACCTTGCCGACACATATTAGCAGCAATATTACCTAGGAAGATACTTTTACCGACGTTTGTTTGACCAGCAAAAACATAAAACGCTCTACCATTTGCTCGAAATCCGCCGTCAAGCTTTTCATCTAGCCATGGCCATAAAGATGGTATTACTGGTTGATCTGTTGTAATATCATCAACTAAAGTATCGATATCTTTAAACAGATCTAACCCGATATCATCTTTAAGATTAATACGGCAGCTCTTTTCAAATCTTTCTAGAATATAACTCGTATCAACTTTACCTGATGTAATATCCTCTGCTACATCCATCATAGTATGGTAGATTGCGCGTTCTTTAAGATATCTCTCGGTATTTTCGAGGAGTTCTTCCTTATTAAGTTTTTTGTCAATCTCGTTAAAGGTACCAGCAACAACTCTAAAAGCATCTTTCACTTCATCGTTGACGAGATATGTTTTAAGTTCAGTTACTGTAGGCGGAGTACCGCGCTTATTATAAAAGTCCTTGATGATAGTGAAA